AAAGTTGGATCGATCTTCCCTTGTGGGAAACCAGGGATCGTTACATAGTTCAGTGTGAGAATACCACCAGACCAGACAAGAATACCAAGACGGACGAAAGTTGAAAGAATAGCAAGATGCTCCTCAGAGTCTTCAACCTTTTCCTTCAACTTTCCTAATGGACCTTTCTTCTTTGAATCTTCCTTTTTATTCTCTTCCATCTTAACTTCTTCGGGCATTGATAGGAATCCGAGGCAGCTTTATTTATGGTTCAAGGATCTCTACAGAGATATTTGTATTTTTTATTTTATTATACTTTTTACAAAGAGAATCACTCGATTCATGTTCCCAACGATGATATGCACTTTTTAAGTTTTGAAAGTAATCAGTTCCACCGATACCGACCATTTCATCGGCAACGATAGTCTTGATTAACACACTTCTCGTTAAATGTGTCATATGTAAATAGTTGTTGTCCAATAACAAACTCTTACATTATGAAACTTAAAGGATTAAATCAAAGAGTTTGTCTTGGGTGGATCTGCTCGCTATCTGTAGCGAATGATATTATTTAGCGATATATCCATTTTCAATCAACCATTCACGGGTCTTTGGAGTCGGATCATAATCAGACCACATAGTACCTGCAGCACAAGATTGAAGTGCCCTCATAGTCATGTTTTCAGTTTTACCTGCCCAGGTTGCTTCCTTCTCCCAAGGAATAGCAGAGGGTTGCAATACATATGCTCTCCGTGCCATCTCTTGCCACATTTCAGGAACATCATCCTCAGGATGAATAATAGCAATCAGACTGTTATCAATAGTGCCTGCCATACAATCTTGTGCAGCGTGCCATCCTTCATGACGCATCACACTCATCAATACATGAGGACGATGCATAAATGTTTTATTCAGAAAGAAATTATTACTGACAGTATGATATACACCACGGTGTCCAACTGGAAAGTATTTTTCATCTGCTAGAAACACGTTAACTCCGACCTGGTTAAGGGCGACAAGCATAGAGTTGAATTCGTTAGCAACAGGATAAAAATCGTTAGTATTGGGATACTCACTAGAAACATCCAAAAGATTGAAGACCTCTTTAACTTCATCCTTACACTCTCTGAGTAACATACATCCCATCGAATGATTTGTATAATAATCGTTATCTTTTAGGGGGTCTGAAAGGGCAGGTAGGGCAACCGCCGCCGCAGCAACCAGTGAGGCAATAATTTTTTTCATAGTTTAAAATACTTGTTATAAAGAGCAGATGCTTCAAGATGTTTACCGTGGTTTGTAAGATATTTAATTCTATTAAGAATTTTTCTCTTAAAGATTTTAGATGTTTCCACCATCTTCATCTCCTATGTATTCTAGTGAAATTACATCGTAATCCTTTTTATTAGGATTTAACCACTCAGAAAATTCTTGATGAATAGAATAAGCATCTTCCAAACTCTTATATAATTCAGAGTCTGGATGTTATTCGGACAATTGATGCATACGGTCTATTGACCAATCATTAATTCTCCTTAGAGTAGTTTCTAAAGTTACCATAGTCTTTACGCATATAGCGACCTAGAATATTACTATTATAATAGAAAGGACTTCCATCGTCAAGTGCTTCCGATAATACATTGTTTAGAAACAATTGTTTTGTTTCTTCATAGTTACAAGTTCCTTTCGTTTCATGAAGACTTAGTATTTCTCTACTGAAGATCTCTTTGCCATACTTTTTTATATCCTCTTTTAATTCTGGACAACTACCATAATACTTCTTCCAATCTGATTCTTGTTTTACTTTACGTTTCTTCCCTGGCGGTGTTCTAAATGACCAAAAATACTTTCGCCCAATGTACTGTCGTTTGTTTGAGAGATTGGTAATTTTATAAACAAAACCAAAGTAATCCCCAACATCATCACTATTAAAAGTTCGTTCCAAGTATAACCAAGGATTTTCATAACTCATACTAATGTATTATATGAGCTATTATTTATCTTCAAACCTAACAAACCAACTCTACTCATGGATTAGAGTATTGTCAAGCCCTTGATAAATAGTCAATAAAGAGTTATACTGATGTCGATCTACGTCAGAAATTTAACAATAAATACACATTCAGATTTTTCTGAAAATCTTGAGTTATATCAAGTGGGTGGTAAAAAAACAAATGTCACAGGATATACTTTATATTCACATATGAGAAAGCATCCTGACAGCACCTCTCATACTACTTTTGCTGTAGGAATTACTAGTGCTGCAGATGGAGAAATTAATTTGTCCCTGACAGATACAGAAACTGCTGCATTAAAACCTGGAAGATATGTTTATGATTTGTTAGTGGAAAGACCAAATGGTAATATTGATATTATTCTGGAAGGAATGGTGAGTGTAAGAACAGGTATGTCCCACAATTGTCCTTAAAAAAATGACACAGCAAACAACATTTATCGTTGATCTTGTGATGTATACTGGGTGTGACTTTGCCCAGACTTTTGTTCTGGAAGATAATTTATCAAATGTACTCAAAAATACTACTGGATATACTGCATGTGCTCAAATGAGACGATTTGAAACTGCTTCTGCTGCAGCAACTTTTAATGTTGATTTCTCGTCTGATAGGGCACAAGGAAAATTGGAAATATCTTTAACGAATGTGACTACTCAGACTTTGAAACCAGGAAAATATTTTTATGATGTGGTACTAAAAGATGACTCCAACATCAAGGAAAGGATTGTTGAAGGCACCGTTACTGTTAAAAAAGCAGTTACCCGATTGTATTAATAGGTAATCAGTAATTTCTCTTCGTTGCTCTGATATTGCGATATGCTGCTAGAGCAGGATCGCGATGAAATTGTGGGGGATCATTAATTGCTCTCCAGTGACCAACACGCAATCTCTTAACTCTAGAACTTCCCGTAGAGGGATTATTTTCAGGTGCTGGATTTACTGGTGGTTTTGAATTTGGATCGTTATTATCATTACCATTACCATTACCCTCATCATTACCATTACCATTACCATTCCCAGAAATATCAGGAATTATATTATTATCCAAAGCAAGTTTTCCACCAATAGTAAGCAAACCTGCGCCAGCAGCAGCTAACCCAGCATTTCTTACTGCTGGTTTTTTTAGAGTTGATATCACTCTATTTTTTAATGGAGTTTTAGGTGTTACTTTTGTATTAGCAGGAGTTACCTTAGTGGTGTTACTAGTTACTGGAGCACTACCACTACCAGTTACTTTTGTATTGGTAGGAGTTACCTTAGTGGTGCTGCTAGTAATAGGTGTTCCAGATGCAGTTTGTGTTGGAGTAGGAACTTTATTCTGGCGAATTGCATTTATCCTTTTTGCTCTTTGTACAGCTTTCGCCTTAGTTAATCTGTTAAAGAACTGTTGAATCCATTTCCAGTTTTCACTGAGATCATTACCCTCAGTTAAAAATTGTTCATCTGGGATAAAAATATCTTCAACGAGATCTAATGAATTAACAAATTCTATTTGTTTATCATCTTCCCAACCCCAAAACTCTTCAATAAATTCTATATCATAACCCTGAGCAATTATTGACTCGGTGATATGTAAAAACGTAAAGTATTGCTCTGTTGCAAGTGCTGTTTTCTTAAAGTTTGCAACTTTCTTCTTTCGTAATGCTTCATCATTTGCAGCATATCTATCAGGCATTAATGCTCTACCAATTCTTTCAAGTGGATTACTAGAGGTGTAACGTTGCGCTCTAGTATCATTTCCGTGTTTGTAAACAGTCTTTGTAACACCATCTTTACCAGTCAATTTTGCTGCATAACCAATTCTTTCTTTTCCTCCAGCATCGCGGATAATTGCTTTATTATTCTTTTTGAAAGATGCTTGTTGTGTAGAAGCACCAGCGCCTTGATTTTGCCTATTAATTTTTTCCATTTGCTTTTTCTGCCACTTAGTAGCACCAGCAATGGTATCATAAGAAGCATCAAACGCTTTATCTGCCTGTTTAACAGCATAACCAGATACTTTGCCTCCAGTATACATACCAGCGGCAATTGCTGCTGGACGAGCACCTGGAAGAGGTACAGCTGCTATAGGGGCAGCGAGAGTAGCACCTGCAGCGTACCCAGTAGCACCTGCTACACCCCTAAGAATAGCACGAGCTTTGTCTTTAGTACTAAGTGCGCCTGATCCACCAGCTGCTTTATTTGCTTGACTCTTATCCCACCATTCAAGTCCTGTACCAATACCTGCACCCAATAATGCACCACCTCTAGCAAATCTAGATACCTGACGAAATCTACCCAAAGGACTTCTTACAGTATTCTGGCGAATTGCATTTATCCTTTTTGCTCTTTTTAGAACTTCTTTAGAATTAAATTTAGGTTTAACTTCAGGTGGTTTTATATTAGAAGCATTACCTCTAATAGTAGCAGATTGACCACTCCTTACATTAGTTCCTACACCAAGATCAGCAACTTTTTGTGGAGAAGTTCTTCCTAACTGTGCAGGAACTTGCCTAGATCTAGATATCATAGAATTAACTCTCTTAGATTTTTCGAGAGAATTTCCTACTTTAATTGTAGTATTTCCGGCAGGTAATCCTTTAAATGGTGCAACCTGAACTTTTGGTGCAGTGTTTACTTTTGGTACAGCAGGATTAGATGCACTCGCACCAGAATATGTAAATGATCCCGTTTTAGTCTTACCAAATTCTAAATTACTACCCACGTTTGCAATAGTTTTTGGATTTGTTAGAACTTTTGCAGATTTAGTAGAAGTTTGACCAGAAGAAGGAAGTAAACCTTTTAATGTTGTCTTTGTTTGAGATTTAATCTGCGCCTTTTGATGTTTAGTTCTAAATTCTTTCTGCCTGTTAGATACATCTGCCTGCTTTACAGTAGAAGATGCTGGAGTATCTTTGACTTTTACCTTCGCTGCATCATAAGCGCCACTTCTATCTCCAGGGAAAGACAGTGTTCCTGCTCCCAAAGATCCAGTAGGTTTTCCGCCAGAAGCACCAGGAATTCTAGTTGCTGGTTTTCCTTGAGTAGGGATAGTATATCCTTGTCCTTTAACAAATCTACTACGTGGCTTTTGTGCTCCTATCTGACGTTCATTAGGTGCTGGTCCTCCCCTTTTATCTGCACCAGACTTTCTTGCATCAGATGCATCTACAGGATGAGTTGCTTGTTGACCAACGCGATCTCCTTTATTTGGTGAATCTAATTTAAACCCTTGTGCTTTTTTCAGATTTCTTTTTTGACTAGGGGAAGAATTCTGCGTGCTAACACGCAATTTCTCCGTATCATAATCAGTACCAGAGAAACCCTGACCACCTTTGGAACCAAAGTTCTTTCTTTTTTCTGTTAGGATTTTTTTAAATATAGACATTTTACTTACCTCAGTTTTTTGATTGGATTTTATTTTTACGTTTCTCTTCCTCTTTCTTCATCCTATCTCTATGTGTTCGCATTAAATCAACTCCTATACCACCAAGTTTAAGTGCATTAAACATAGGACCACCACCAACAGGTATTGCCATCGCTCCAGCATTATAAAGACCAAATTCATCACCTTTTCCAGCAGATTCAATACCCCGCTTCACGGCATGTGCTCCTGCTACAGCATTAAAGATTTTTGCTGCAGGTGCAACTTTTCCACCAGTCGCATAACTAAGACCTTTTCCAACAGCTTGCCAAAAACCTTCATCAAATTGTTTGGTTTCAGCAATGAATTGACGATACGATTTCATCTTATTGCAGACTTTTTAGATATTTATAAAAAAAAGAGAGGATCAAAGTCCTCTCAATCTGGAATATCGATGCAATCTGAATATGCGTCATATCCATTATATTCACCAAACATGTAAGCATCAGATAATGCTGCTTCTCTATATGCTTTTAGTGCTTCATCAGTTATTTCTTTTTTTACTGAAGGAGGTGGAGTGAGAGGTTCAATCTCTTCCATCTCCTTCCAAACTTCTTCAAAGTTGGAATCCTGAGAAGGTATCTTTTTTGACATCTTGTTTAATTCCTCCGACGATGTAAGACTCAACCTCAGTCTCCTGAGGAGCGACCTGAAGACCCTTCGACGAAATCCAATGTTCCGTCCAGGGGAGTGGGTTATTCTTTGCGGGTATGTCATAGATA